CCTCCGCGCCGATCCGCTCGCGCACCAGCGCTTCGCTGTGGTTCAACCGCTCGTTGAGCAGTGCGCGCTGCTGATTGGCGACGATGACCTGCGCCCAGCCGTTCGGGTCGGTGGCAAAATCGGGCAGGGCCTGAAACTGCATGACCGATGGGGCTGCGGGGGCTGGCGCCTGCGGTGCGGCCGGCTGGCGCTTCAGTTCCTCAAGCTGCTGCGCCAGCAGATCGGCCTTGGCCTTCTCGGCGGCGGCCTTGCTCTTCCAATCATTGCGGGCGTTGCGGGCCTTCTCGAGGGCGCCAAACGGCACCATGGTCCCGCCGTCCAAGCCGGTATCGTCCTCCGGCTCGGGCTCGGGCTCCTTGGCCTTAGGGGCCTCGGGCTTCGGAATGGGTGCCAGCGGCTTGGGAGCGGCCTCTACCGGCTTCTGAGCCTCCGGCGGTGGTTCGGGTGCGCCTCGAGCCTCGGGCGCCTCTGGAGGCGTTCCTGCGGCCAGGAAGCCGTCGAGCTGCTGATTGTCGGCCATGGATAGTCCTACGGTCCTGTCTGCCCTGGTTGCGGACCCGGCGCGGGCTGCGGGATCGGCGTGCGCGCCAGCCGGTTGGTCGTCACCGCCGTGTTCGCCGCCTGGTGCAGCGTGTTCACCACGTTCGCCTGCGCCTGCATGTTCTGGTGCGGCACCTGAGACACCTTCGCCGCCGCCAGCGCCGTATCGGCCTGCGTCTTCTGAATCGCCGCGTGCTTCTGCGCCAGATCGGCGATGTGATGCGCGAGCGCGACTTCCGGGCTCATCTGCGCCGGGTCAGGCTGCTGCACTGTCTGCGGATTATCCGGCGGCGCGTTCAGGTCCATCTGCATCTGATGCGCGCCGTGCACGACGTTGTGGCGCCGCTCCATGGCCAGCGCGAAATTCGCCGCCGCCTGGCCCTGATCCTTGGCAATCCCGGCCTGGGTCTTTTGCGTCGCCAACTGGCCCGCCTGCGCCGCCACCTGCCCCTGCTGCTGCTGGTGCTGCTGCATGCGCTGAAGGATCTCGTCCTTGTTGCGCAGGCTGCTCGCCGCCACCAGCACGTCGCCCGGGATCAGTCCCGGCTGCAGGCTCGCCAGTTGGACCAGCGACTGGAAGTCCTCGGCCTGCAGCGCCGGCACGTCCTGGCCTTCCTGGATGGTGATATCGACATCGAGATCGGTGATATCATTCTCAATGCGCACCACCTGGGCCAGCCGTGGATCGCCGGGCATGAGTTGCAGTTGTTGCATCGCCATGGCGCGCTGCTGTTGCGGCATCTGCGCCAGTTCGTCCATCAGCCGGATCGGCCGGTTGATCCCGACCCAGCGGGTCTGGTTGAGATCGTCGGTGACCCGGACCCATTTGCCGGCGGTCCAGTATTCGCGCGCCGCCATCCAGCACGTCTCATAGACCCGCCGCGCCCACATCCGCAGGCTATCGGCCAGCGGCTCGTTCTGTGTCGCCCCGCCCGCCTGCTGCGCCAGGATCGCGCGTCCGCTCAACTCCCGCGGATCGGTCCCGCTCATCGCCGCGTTCGGCCCGCTCAACTGCATTTCCTGCGTGGCATGCTGCAGCAACTGAAACTGTCCGGTGGCCAGTTCGCCACCCTGGCTGACCTCGAACTTCATGCCCGGCATGATCTCGACATAGCCGTCCGGCCGGGCCACTTCGCGCCGCGCGTGGTCCACGTCCTTCACCGCGCCCTGTTCGGCGACGACCTGACGCACTGATAACAGATGCAACGCTTTGCTGCGCCGCTTGTTGATCTCGTCCTGCAGGCTGATCAGGTCGCGGATCATGCCATAGCGGTTGTTGTCCAGATCGACGTAAGCGCTTTGCAGAATCAGCGGGCAGGCGCTGCGGCCCTTGCGGTCTTTGAACCGCGAGCGCGAGGGCACGGCGAGGAAGCCCGAGCGCGTATAAGTGGCGCTCCACCACGTTCCGTTGTCGCTCCAGTGGCACTGCACGACGCGAACGCGGGTGCGCTGGCTGTCGGTCCAGACCAGGTAATCCGGCCGGTCGGCGTATTGCGTGGCATCGTTCGCGCTGAAGCTGGTGTCGATGACATCGCCGGCGCCGGGATAGAGCTCATAGAGCTGGTCCTGGTCCATCCAGATGACCAGGCCCTTGTATCGCGCATCGAGGAAGTCGGTCTGCCGGCTGTGCGGGTCATACCAGATGCGGTCCCACGGCACCTGGGTGAGGGTGACGTTGGCGCCGCCCTGTCGATCGTCCTCGAGGCCCACTTCCACGCCGCCGAAGCCCTCGACCAGCATTTCCTCGAACACGTGGCTGCGCAACACCTGGAAGTCGTTGTCATCGGCAATGAAACGCAGCGCCTGGGTGGCGGCGTCGGCGCGGTCGTCCTCGGCCGGGGTGCGCGGGAAGGCTTTGGGGTCCGTGCGTGCCTTGCGCTCGAGGCCGCAGAGTAGGTCGAGCTTCCTTCTACAATAATTAATTACGATCTCAGGTTGTCCTCTTGATCTCAATGCATCCTGCTCTGGTTTAGTCCACTGGACTCCATCGACATAGTTGCGACATGTCCTCGACAATTCTCGAGAATCTTGCGTAGCCCGTTCACTTTCTTCAAACCAACGAATGAGACGAACGAGCAGTTCGTCCAAATCTCTTGGGAACTCAACGTCGCTACCCGCGTCAGAAGCGACGAGATTTGCCCGCCCTCCGATCGGCTGGGCAGTGATTACGAGAGCGGTATCCGACATTTCAGAGCAGCTTTCCAAGCCTCTTTGCGAAGTCGATGGGATCGGAGCGGTTTTTGCTGAAATTACACTTGGCACAGGTCAACTGAATGTTGCTGATCCAGTTAGAGCCACCTCTGGCCAATGGTGTGATGTGGTCCACATGGTAACCGGCCTTAAGCGAGGTAGAGCAGTAGGCGCATTTCCCGCGCTGACGTTTGAATAGGTCTAATACCTCTCCTGCTGTGTGAATACCTTCAGCTTTCAGCTTCCGTGCGCGACGCTTCCTGTCCGCTGCGGCGACCTTCTCTGGGTTAGCTAATACCCATTTACGGTGATTGCGCTTGACAGCCTCAGGATTTGCCTTGGCCCATTCCTTAGTGCGGCGGCGATTTGTCTCTGGATCAGCGGCTGTTCGGTTACGCTCGCGCTCTCGAATTCGATCGCCGCTCTTTGCATAATAAGCTTGCCATCGTTCAGGATGCTGACGGCGAAGTTCTCTGTTGTAAGCGTTGAGCCTATCGCGGTTTTTCACAGCCCATGCCGGCCGGTGAGCTTTCGCCCTTGCCGCCGAACATGGCCAACAAGATCCGTTGACTGTCACCCTCTGGGCAATGTGCCCATGCTTGCAAGGCTTGCCGGTGAAATACCGGGGCAACCCGTTGGCTTTTGCCTCGGCTCTGGTGACGATATCCATACGCCACCATAACACATTACCTTCCTTTGGTGTTACGGAACCGGTGGAGGCTTACGACCGCGGTATCCGACATGTCGGTTTACACATTCCCCTGGACAGGGCACGTTATTCCGCAGCCATTACGGGTAGCGGCTCCTCTCACCCGTCTGGTCAGAGGCCCGATGTGGTCGTGGTGACCCGCGGGCCTCGTCTCCCTACGGGATCGGTGGCGGCTTGGCCTTGCGCGCGGCGTCCATGGCGTCCCCGAGCCACGCGCGCAGCCACTCGCGTTCGAGCGTGTGGCCCTCGCGCGCGGCGCTTTCGGCCATCGCGTCGGTCCACTTGTCGAGATCGTCGCCGGCCTCGCGGATGAACTCGCGGCCGGTCTTACTGTCACCACCAGCCAAAGCGTGGCCCTCCGAACGCGCCGAGCACGAGCAGGATCACCAGCACCAGCAGGATCAGCCCGAGCGGGTTGGTGCCGACGTAGCCGGTGGAATAGCCCCAGCCGCCGCCGGCCAGCAGCAGAATCAGCAGCACGATGAGGATGATGGTGATCACCGGCCAAACTCCAACGAAGCTCCAACGGAGCTCAAACCGAGCTCCAACGACCTCAAATTGAACTCCAAGACGGCTGCTTACTTAGAAATCGCCAAGGGGGTCACTTCTTGCCGGCTCGAGATACCCGCCTTGCCTCCGACAAAGCCACAGCCACAGCTTGGCGTTGAGACTTAATCTTGGGACCGGATGCACTTCCAGAATGGAGATCTCCTGCTTTCCATTCGTGCATAACAGTCGCAACTTTCGCCTTGCCCTTGGGCCCGATGCCCGCTGTTGATTTGGCCATTACGCGATCCTCCAGGTGGCTGCCTGCTCGGCATCGTTCATGCGTTGGAAAGCTGCGTCCCAGCTATCCCGCACCACTTCCTTGGGCGCGTCCTTGACCCAGGCCCGCGCCATCATTCCGTAGCGGCAACTGTCTGCCGCGTGGTCTTCGCCCTCGCTCGACAAATCCTCTGGCCTTGCGTCGTCGTGCTGCATCGCCGGCAGCGTGCGGATCAGATCACGCGCGGTCGAGAAGAACAGCACCATCGGCCGGCCGTCGTCATCGCCAACCAGTCGCGAACGCAACTGATCCCACCCGCCCATGGCGCCACGCTGCGGCACCCGCTTGTTGTCGGCCGGGCGGAAGATCACGCCCGCCTGAATCATACGCTGCGCGATCGAGGGGCCGCCGTCCTCGGCGAACATCGCGGGATCGGCCACGCCGACCATCGGCTGCGGGTCGTCTTCCTCACGCTCGCGGATGCCGGCGGCAACGGCCTCGGCAGTCATCTTGAGGCCGACATTGGGCTCGCCTGGGCGCATGCCATACCACTCGCGATAGAGCACCAGCGCGCCGCGGGCGATCGAGGGAATGGTGCCGTCCGATACCGCCCACCAGTGGCAGCAGAACGGGCGTGCGCTGCCCCAGTCGAACGAGCGGAAGCGGGCCCAGTGCTCGGGCAGTTCGCGCGGCGCGATGACGTGGCGGTCCATGCTGAACTCGGGAAAGAATGCGCCTGAAACGACGGACCAGTCGCCTTCGAGCCAGGCGCGGACCAGCTCGGGCGAGCCGGAGGCTTTGAGGCGCTGCACGTAGTCGGGGCCGAGATACTTGTTATCCGCGACGCGGCTCGGAATGAAGGTCCGCTGCAATCCTGTCCTGCGGTCGCGGATGATCTTCCATCCTTGCGGCGCGGGGTCGATATAGCGGGCGCGCACCCATTGATGGCCTGGCCCGCCAGGGTTGCCAGTGAGCCGCATGCCGACTTTCACACCGGCGCCACTGCGCAGGGTCGCCATCAGCTTCATGATCGGTTGTGGCGACGGAAAGTTGCCAGCTTCCTCGATATACACTCGCGTATAGGACGCCCCCTGCTGCACCTCGGCGTCGGAATCGCGATCGAGATAGGCGTAGGTGATGCGTGCGCCATTCGGCATGGTGAACCGCATCGGGTTATATGTAGCGACAGCGCCTATCTTGCTGTAGATCGCGCGCGCCCGTTCGAAGGTTTCGAGCAGTTCGGTCCGCGTGCGGCGCACCATCAGGCCGATGGCGTTTGGCCCGTGCTCAGCAGCGTGGCTGACCCACTCGCCAAGCATCGCATCGGTTTTGCCGCCGCCGCGGGCGCCGCCAAAAAACACCTCGTAGATGCGGCATGCGACGAACGCGGCTTGTGGGCCTTCCTGTGGCGTCCACGCGGTGATGCGCTGATCAGTCGGAGACTTCGCCATCAATTTCGATTTCGGCGCCGAGGTTTTTCGGCGCATAGGCGCGCAACCATTCTGCCGCGCTCTCGATCGGCATCGGGGCCCGGACCACGTAGGTCAGCGGGGAACCGTCCGGCCCGGTCTGCTCGTTGACCTGGGTTTCCTTCCAACCCATACGCGCTTTGGTCCACCAGATCTGAGCGGTGACTTGGTTGTGCTTGACAGCGTTCGTGTAGAGCGCGTTGGCGACGCGCACGTTGGCCTCGATAGCGCCGGTGTCGAGTTCGCGGCGGAAGTGCTTGCGCAGCGTCTTAAGGTCGATCTGGAGCCAGGTTGCGATTTGCGCTTGAATGATACCCATGCCGGCCATTGACATGACCTGGCGGCGTTGTTCAGGCGTCGGCTGATACTTGATCGGCCCTAGTTGGTGGCCTTTGCCGTTCATGCTCTGCTCCGAATGCTGTGCCGTCAGGTTTGGTTGCAGTCTTGCCGGTGAAGTTCTGCCAGCGGAGCACGGCAACGTCGACGTATTGCGGCGATATCTCGATGGCGTGGCAGACGCGCCCGGTCATTTCCGCTGCAATGATCGTGGTGCCGGAGCCGACGAAGGGGTCGTAGACCGCCTGTCCCGGCGAGCTGTTGTTCTCGATCGGCCGGCGCATGCATTCGACCGGCTTCTGCGCGCTGTGGCCGGTTTCGGATTTCACTGGCTTATCAATTTGCCACAGTGTCGTTTGCTTGCGATCACCCTGCCAGTGAGCATTATTGCGCACCGCATACCAGCACGGCTCATGTTGCAGATGATAGTTCCCGCGGCCGATTGGAAAGTGCGACTTAGCCCAGATGATTTGCATGCGGACATCGAACCCAGCAGCAACCAGCGCGGCATGATGCTCGATTTGCATGGCACCCGGCGGGTGCCATGCGTAGATGACCTCACCGGGAAATAGCGCCCACGCGTCGCGCCAATCGCCACGCGTGTCGTTCTCCACCAGCCCTATGGCGCTCGCGCCATAGGGCTTACCGTTAGCGCGGTCAGCCCGATTGCGCCAGTCGGGGTCATAATCCACCCCATAAGGCGGATCGGTGACCATCAGATGCGGGCGGACGGCCCCCAGGCACAGCGACACGTCGACCTCGTTTGTCGCATCGCCGCACACCAGCCGATGGTTCCCGAGCAGCCACACGTCGCCCGGCTTACTGATCGGCTCAGCCGGAGGCTCGGGCACGTCGTCTGGGTCGGTGAGGCCCTCGGTGCGGTCGGCGAACAGGTCCGCCAGCTCGTCCTCACCGAAGCCGGTTAGCGCCAGGTCAAAGCCACCGTCGCGGAGGTCGAGCAGCTCGGTGCGCAGCAAGTCGTCGTCCCAGCCGGCATTCAGCGCCAGCTTGTTGTCGGCGATGCGCAGCGCCTGCTTCTGCGGCTCGCTGAGGCCCTCGAGGACGACGGCGGGCACCTCGGCCAGGCTGAGCTTCTGCGCGGCAAGCAGCCGCCCGTGGCCGGCGATGAGCGTGTTTTGCTCGTCGACGAGCACCGGGTTGGTGAAGCCGAACTCGCGTATAGACGCAACGATTTGCTCGATTTGATAGGGAGAATGCGTGCGTGTGTTCCTAGAGTAAGGCCGGATTTCCGCGATCCGCGCAATAATATTTCTCGGGGAAGGTAACGCCAAATTCATGTCCCGGTCATTCACGGAGAGTGAGCCACTTGAGGGGTGCGGAGAGGGTGCGCAGGCCGCCGAGGATCATAACGGCGAGTCTGGCGGTGTCGCGGTGGGTTGAGAGGACGACGGCGTGGCTGCCGGCGAAAGGCCCGCGTGCGAGGCATACGGAGGCGCCTGAGGCGGGTGCGGGCGTTTTCTGGTGTTGGGTAGCGGCCTCGGCGAGGGCGGCCTGTAGCGCGCTTAAAACCGGGCTAGCGACGATGCCGGGTTTGCCGGGCTCGGCCATGATGAGGTGGTGGACGCCGAGGGTGTGCTGGATGGGGGTCCAGTGGCCGTCGGTGACGACGAACAGGTAGCGCGGGAAGAGTGGGATTTCGACGCGGCGGATGATGGATTTCACCACGCGGTCGGGGCGGCGGACGGTGGTGAGCGGGAGGTATGTTTTGTAACCGCGATTGCGGAGATTGGCCTCGGCCCAGCGTTCTGACTGGCTGTGGGTGTAGGCGACGGCCCAATAGCATCCGCGAGGGAGTTCGTTCTCCGCAGAGAACGAGTCCCCTGGGGAATCGGTATCTGATCGCGGGATTGCGAGGCTGTCAAGCATGCTCAGTGGCGGGTTGTGTGTGGTGTGGTTTCGTTGCAGCCGCCGGATGGTCCGGTGCCAGTGGCGAGGCAGGCGATCCAGCCGCGGAGCACCGTGCCGCGGTCGGCGTCGGGCAGGGTGGCGGCGACGGTGAGCACGGCGGTGCCGAGAGCGGCGAGGCAGACGCAGGGGTCGTGGCCGTCGAGCGCGGTGATGAGGAGATCGAGCAGGCGGTCATGCTCGGCGGTGAGCTGCTGGGCGCGGGTCATGCGTGGGTGCATCGGCGGAGGCTCCAGGCGATGAGGCCGAGGACGGTCCAGAGCGGGATGGCGAGGAGGATGCCCCAGAGGGCGCCGCGGATGGCGGCGAGGTCTGGGTCGGGC